CCTTTATTGCCATCAACTTTTAAGGTTATCTTATTGTTGTGTACAAAATCGTATATGTCGAAATTCTTTGCCATTATTATGCTATTTCAGTTATTATTTCTCTCATTAAATCCTGTGCTTTGCAGTACTCACCACAAACATCAGTTCCTATTTGTTGTAAACCTCTATTAACAGATTCGTTTACAGGCACCATAAATGCACCATGTGTAGATGGGTTAGATACAAAATCCCAACCAATTAATTCAAAGTCATCCTGAACCTTTACTTTACCCTCACCAATATTAGTTACCGAACCCATACCTCTTGATGAGATACCTAATAGGATTCCAGCTTTTAATAATTCTTTTAAGATGTTACCAGATGGAGTTGGTAGAATTTCTACTGTCCCACAAAGGTCATCACCTTCCCAATGGATTTCTCTTACGTTATGAGATACGTTCTTCAAATTAATTACAGTAGAATCTGGATGGTCTAATTCACCTAATGCTCTACGTTCTTTAATTAGTATTTCGTATTTCTTAGCCTCTCTCATTAAGATTTCTCTAGGATATACTCTACCATTTTGGTTTTCAGCAGATGCTCTTTGTAGAACTCCCTTTACTAAGGTTCTTCCTCCTTCATCTTCATTTACCTTACCTTCGAATAGGTTTGTTTCTATTAAGAGTGATTTCATTTTATATTCTTATTTTTTAGATTCCATTTTGCTTCTAATCTTATTAGCAATAGTACCTAATTGAGTTTTATCAATACCTAAACTATCAACAACTTGTGCTACTAATTGTAATTTTTGAACATTACTAAGTTTAGCATCTTTTATTTTATCAATAGCTTGAGATAATTTCATTTTAATTGTCGATGGAATTGTAGCGGTTGGTAATTCAGTAGATATAGATTCTTTTTTTGAAGCTCTTAAATCTGCTAAATCATCTGCTTCAATGTCACCATCTTTATCAACATCCAATTCTTTTTGCCCACCAACTAATGCTTCGTTCTTTTCACCCTTACCATTCCAAGCAGAATCAATTTTATTAAAGAATGCTTTCTTTTCATCATCATTCATATCATTGATACCTTTACCTGCTTTATCTAAAGCCTTTTGAAAGAATGCCTGATATTCAGATTCTTCAGTCATTACTTCCTTAACTAATTCTTTTAGTCTTTCTTTAGTGATTTTCATACTTTCTTTTTTATTTGGTAGACCTTTATGTGATGTAGATGCGTAATCCTTTGCATCTTTATCAGTCATACTATCAGCTGCTTTCTCAACTTCTTTAGATGGTGCTTCCATGTCTCCTTTTTGTACTGCATGAACCATACCCATAAATTTTTGTTGTGCTTTAGATACTGCTGGCATATTATAAAGTTCTAATTTTTTCTGAAAGATTCATTAATCTCTCTTTTATTTTATGTAAACTTTTGTGCGTTCTTTTATAGTAATCATCTTTCGTAACACCATTCTCAGTCTTTAACTTTGAATACCAATTAACGAATTTTTCAACTTCACCTAATTGTTGTTTAATAGATGTTATACCTTTACCTATTTTAGCTTTTGCAGAACCATCTTCTTTTTTTAATGCTACCCAACGATTTTCATTTAAGCTAGCCTCATCATCATCTTTTGCCAATACCATACCACTCTTATCTGCAATTTCACCAGAATCACTGCAATCAGTTGCAGTTGGTTTAATTTCTAATGGTTTTTTAGAATTAGCAGGAACATCGTTCTTCAACCAATCCTTTTCTTCACCAACAACAGTTGCTCCAGATAATTTAGCTAATTTAGCGTTTTTACCAGCAATTTCGGATGGTTTTGAAAATGGTGCACCAGCACTACTTGTTATTCCTTCTTCTAAATCATCAACAACTTCACCACCAGTTACACTAGCTAATCTTTTATTTTTCTTTGCAGTTTGACCAGGTTTAGAAAATGCATTAGGAGTATCATATCCAGCTACATTGCCAGTTACAGACATTTCCTCCAATTCTTTTTCAGATTGGATTTCTTTAACTATACCTCTAATTATTTCTTTTAATCTATTTGACATTTACCTTTGATTTTAATTCTTTAATTAATTCATAAGAAAGCATTATAGATGAAACGTTATTATCAGTTACAGTTTTACCAATTTTCATTTTTTCTAAAACAGAAATAGTTTCTGACAATTTAATTGTAGTTACTTTATCTGATATTTTAGATTTAATTGTTTTTAATTCTTTCACAATTTGTGGAAGTTCTACTGCTAAATAATCTTTAAATTTAGTTGTATTAGACATGTTATTAATATACTCTTTTAACAAGCCTTTTTGTTTTTCATCTAAATTTGTGTATTTTTTATTGAAAGTTTCAACAAGAATCTTATAGGTTAATAATCTTAGGTCTTTATCTTGCTGTTTATAGGTTTCTATTAATTTAGAATCTTCAGTTTTGTTAGTTTTTACTAAAGGGGGTCTTGAAATTATATTTTCAATAAGAGTTACTTTAGAATTGAATATATCCTTAATATCGTAGTTTTCAGAATTTTTAGATTCAAATACTTTATATATTGAAGCTAATACTTTATAGTTAGTTATAGGAGAAGATAGAAATTGTTCTAATTCAAATTTCTCATTAATTTTCTTAATAAGATTATACTTTTCTTTTACAAGTTTACCTTCGTTTAATTTAGAATGTGCTTGTGATACAGTATCTACAAACATTTCAGCTTTACTTTCAGAATTATATTTTTCTTTTAATAGTAAATCATAAAGACGTAATTCTTTATTTAATTCAGTACCAGAAGCAAAAAATTCTTTTACAATATTTTTTGCATTTTCTGTCTTATCACCATTAAGTACTTCTAATGTTATCTGTCTTACTAAAAGCTCAAATAACACTCCAGTATTCTTAACCTTAGAATGTTTTATTTTTTTCATTTATTTCCCTATATTTAACCTAATGTCTATAAACTAACACATATAAATATAAACTTTTTAATGTTTATTAAAATTTGGTGTCATCTAACAGGTTATTTTCATCTAAAAGGTCAGATTTTTCCGTTTTTTCACTTAAAATCTTCTTTTTTGCTGAAATTCCGTTAATATATTCACGTGCCAATTTTTTACTTGATTCGATTGAACGAGTTTCTCTTTTACGTTCTTTCTCATTTTCTTTATTTCCCAATGGGTCTCTACCATATGGATGTTTATCTTTACCATAAGTATTACCTTCTTTTGGTCTACCACCTTTATTATCAACAATCTCCTGCTTCATTTTTTCAATCTCCTCCTCTACATTTTGTTGTTCAGGTGGATTTGCTGGGTCTTGTCCTTGCTGTTCAATTGAATTGTATCTGAAACGGTCTTTAAGGTCTAATATCATCTTAGCTCTTTCAGTATCCATCTCATCCTCACTTATACCAAATATATTATGATATACCCAATCAGTAGATAACATATTCATTCCTTTGATATCCGTTGCTAATCTCACTTTCTCACTCCATAAGTTTACTTTCTCTTGCTCATATATTGTAGATGAATTAGTTAAAGTAAGTTGGAAGTTTGTCATTTCTGCATCATCAATACCTTGTCCAGCTAAGTGAACGATTGCTATTTTATATAATTCACTAACGATTGTTCTTTGAATTCTTTCGATAGTTCTAGCAAAACGAACATCTTCTGCAGCTAATGTAGCCTTACCATTAACATTCTCATCATAAGATAAGTAAGCCTTTGGAACTTTTAATGCGGCAAATAATTTAGCTTTTAAATAATCAATATCTTCAACTGCTGCATAATCTAAACCAGCTAAGTTTTCAATTGATGTACCACTATCTCCACCTCTAACAGGTAAGAAAAAGTCTTCAGTAAGATTCTGAATATTATATTTTAAGTTGTAGTCACCACTATTTTTATCAACAAACGGAGTTTTCTTCATTTTGTTGATAATTTTTTGCATATAGTTATCAACCTCTTGTGGATTAATATTACCAATATCAATTTTGAACACTCTTTTTTCAGGAGCTCTCATAATACGATGGATTAACATCGCATCTTCCATAAGTGATAATTGCTTCCAAACTCTACGACCATTTTCAATCATAGCTTTACCATATGGTAGAAAGTTTGTATCTGAAAGTAAACGGAAGTGAGCCATTTCATAGTTCTCATATTCCTTCTTACCAAATCTATCTAATTCAACTTTAAACTTAACATAGTTTTGATTAGCTGGGTCAGTACCCTCTAATCTTTCAGTATTATATACTGAATATGGAGTTACATTTATAATACCTTTACCTTCTGCTATTTCTAATGCTAAAAAGAAATCACCATATTTTACCAAGTTTCTTACCCAAGGCCATAAATTGAATTCTATATTAACTACATCATAAAATAAGTTATGAAGTATTGCACTTACATTCTCATTTGATGATTTAATTTGTAATACATCACCATATTCATTTTTTGTAGTAGATTCATCAGCGTATATATCCAATGCTGATGCTATAATTGGGTCATTATCCATAGCATCATAATCTCTAAAAAGTTCTCTACGAACTTGATGATATGCCATTGATTGTGCACCCTGATTAGTCTCATAATAAGACCTTTGTAACTTTGTATATCTATCTCTAAGATTTACGAAGTTTGTATT